GCATCGCGGTATTCGTGACACTGTCAAACCAACCTGTCGAGTTGGCACGGTCCCATGAAGTACCGTCGGCACCGACACACACGCGCCCTAAGCCAGGACGTGGCTCAGGGCAGTCGACCTCGACCTTGAGCGGCCAGTTTGTTGCCATCTAGATTCGTCTCATTTCAGTGACCAGGTTCTGTCGCCCTTGCTGGATCATCATCTTCCGCATCGCGCGCTCAAGGTCCGTCGAAGCCGGGATGAGTGTCTGCGGGATAATGCCGACGCCACCCTGGTTCGTTGCGTTGTTTCCTGCATTAAGTTCGGCAGCTGTCACACCGATTGCACCCAGGCGCCCGCCGCCGAATGTCTGTTTCCGAAGATCGAGCAGATCGCGAGTGGAGCCGGTGTTTTTGGCGATCTCATAGAGGTGTCCTTCCATCGACTTCGCCATGTCCACAAATGCCGCCTGCATCTTGGCTGCGTATGTTGCGATGTCTATCATTGTATTGATCAGACCACCGCCCTTGCCTTCGGTCGACTTTGCTGCACTAGCAGCTGCTTCGGCTGCTTTGCCGATTGGAGGTTTTGTATCTGGAGGCGCAAGTGCTGAAGTGCCTCCACCCTTTTCGCCGCTTTGCTCCATTTGGTCGAAGATGGCATTCATCCCATAGATGGCTGCACCAGCAGCTACAACGCCAGCGAGAACCTTTGCGATACCAGCAGGACCTGCCAGTGCATTGACCAATGCCTCACCCGCCGCTATTAATTTAAGACCGTTTGCCAGCTGCTTCATAACTTTGACTAGGGTAATGATGCCATTGACAATCTGGACCGCAGTGATGGCAGCCAGTGTCGCAGCGATACCCATAAGGATTGTCTGTGCAGCCGAACCATTTACCTTGACAGAGTCGAAAAACTTTGTGATATCTTCAAGGCCTTTTGTAATGGCTGGCGTCACAAGGGCCAAACCTGCACCGAAGATATCACCGACCTTGACCTTGAGTTGTTCAAACGAATCGACGATCGTTGCCATCTGCGAATTTGTATTCTTCGCCATGCGCTCCGTCATGCCGCCGTACTTCTTGTCAATGACGCGAAACAATGCGTCCAGAGTTTCGGAGGCACTTGAGATCAAGGTTCCGTTTTTGTCGAACGTGATTCCTTCGCCAGCAAAATCCTTTTTGGATAGGCCGAACATTGAGAGCGTTTCGGAATCTGGCATGATGCCTTGGTTGAGCTTGCCCATCATGTTGACCAGGGACTTGAGGTGTTCCTCATCGGCACCGAATGCGGCGCCCAGATCAGCGAGTTTCGGGAGTGCCTTCGTCGCGCTGATACCCATTGCCTGCAAACCGACAGCGGCGTTCGCGAGCTGCTTGGTGGTGAATGGTGAAGGACCGGCGACTTCGCGAACCTTCGCCATGACCTTCGCTGCTTCGGCTGCGGATCCTGTAACGACTTCGAGTCGTGTGGCTAGTTCCTGAGCTTCTCCGCTTGCAGTGAGTGCAGACTTTCCGAATGCGATCAGGCCACCCATGGCACCGAGTGTGGCTCCAAGTTTTCCAAGCTTTGACAGCTGGTCGCCATAACTCACAGCCGAAGATTTACTATGGTCTAAAGCATCAGCTGTCGACTTTGCTTCAGCCTTGACGTTCTTCAGCCCCTGGACTGCATCGCCAGCGCCTGAAACTTTGAATACAATGTCGAAGATGCCAAGCGCCATTAGAGTGTCCTTTTAGCCATGACCGACATGACGGCCTTGACAATTTCCACGATCTGATTGTCCCAGACTTCAGCCGCCCATGCGACTTCAGCGAACTCGTCCAGGCTGAAATCGGTCTCACGGGGATGGCGCTTCAAATGCCGCACACTTGTGTACAGTATCGTCTGCGCCACCCCGCTTAGTCGTTTGGGACTTCGTCTACCGCCGCTGCAAAGTCAATCGGAAACGCTTTGGCAAACTCAGCCACGACATAGAGGTATATGTCAGAACGGTCACGGGCCAGCTGTGCGAAGCGCCTTCCAGGATTGATTTCACCATCACCAGGCTGAATCACATAACACCGTGCCATGATCATCAGGATTTGCAGCATCTGAGCTGGAAACTCAGGATATGCAATCTTTAACATCTTCTCAACTTCGGGCCGAGGAAACAGATCGGATGCCTTCGGTTCGCGGAAAACGATTGAACCTGGCGTTCCTATGAAGCGCTCGATGTCGACTACGAGATTCGGTCGACCCTCTAGTTTGGGAATGTTGTCAAAGATTGAACTCAAGTTATGATCCTGCCAGACCAGTGATTCCGGACACGCCAAGCTTGATGGTCGCGGTTTCGGTCTGTGTTTCTTCCGGAGTCAGGGACAGCCCTGCTTCTGTCACCATACCAAAATACTTCACGACGTTGCCAGCAACCGAAGCTGCACCATCGAGGTCGACATCGATCTCACAACCGAATCCGACTTTGGTCTGGAAAAGAGGACCAGTGGTGTTGTCGATGTACAGCTCGAGGTTAACTGTTCCTGCCTGTGTTGTCGGCAGGGACGCCTCATAGACCGCGCATAATGCGGTGGCATTGACCATGTTCTGTGTGACGGTTGTGCTGAAGCTCTTCGCGAGACATTGAACCGAAGTCGCAGTCGTGGTCGGAAGTGCAGTCGTGTCACCGGTTAGAGCAGCTGCAGTGAAAGTGATCGTGAGTGTGACGTCTTTAGCGAGTAGCGGACGGGCCATGTTGGTTATACCTCTGGAGTTATTGTGGCGATGTAGAGTTGTGATATGCCATTATCGACGCGACCATCCTGCGACACGTCGACAGATGAACTGACGGATGCGCGATTCAGGAAAAAGACAGGAGTCGTCGAGTTTACTGTCTGTCGGTTTAGTAGTGTATCGATTCGGTCCACGATGGCCTTGATGCGCGCCATCGAGACAGCACCAGACTGCGTGTCCCAGCACCACACCTGGTGCACGGAACTGGTGAGGATTCGACCGCCACACATGGCCGTTGTGTCGTCCTGGCCATTGTCAGTGTGACGTACAACGATGTAGGGAACCTGTGGCTGTCGCAGACTGATCGGGTCCTTTTCCGGAGCGAGGTACAAATAGATACCTTGCTGGTACGAAGGCGATCGGTTGTCTACCGCCAGCAGTCCCTGAAGCGTTGCATCAGCTGTGAGCGTGTCGAATATCCATTCGTCGACTACGAGTGATTCAACCATTGAAGTACTTCCTCACTACACCCTGGAACACACTCCATGCCTTCGTGCTGGCTGGTATCGCGAACGGTCTGTTTTTCTTGAACTCCAAGATCTTGCCATAGGGCGCTGAGATGCTGATGACGTATTCGTAGTCATTGACCTTGCCGATGGTGATCGATGTCCGAAGGAATCCTGTTCGCACCGCTGGTGCTTGTCCTGGCGCGGATGCTTGATAGACTGTCCCGCCGACCTTATAGCGTCTTCCTGACTTTGCGCCTGTCATCAGTGCAATCATGCCGGTGTAGCTCGCGCTCACTGCATTCTGCAAAAATACAGATAACATGCGAAAACGTTGCTCCGCGTCATCGAAGCCGGACAGGTCGACCTTGACGGTCATGGCGCCAGGACCTCGATGAGTAATGGACCGAAGCGGCGCACGGTAGTCGACACGGTGAAGGATAAAGTCAAGCGCACGACAGCTGCTGTTGGATATGCAGCCGGGTTCAGGATTGTCACAATGCCCTGTGAGGACAGAGACTTCGTGAGCGTGGCGCTTCCTCCACCGAACGAATACGCGACGCCTGTGGCGGCTGTCGTGTATGTCGCCGCGAGAGTGCCTGTCGTGATGTCAATCGGTGAGCCGTTTGAATCCACCAATCGCACCACGTACGTGTGCCAGTCACCCGTCCAGGCTGCGAGCTGCACAACCTGTTCCGGATCTTCGGTGATGTTGATGATGTTCACACTCATACTGGCCTCACATACAATCTCAATGGTCCAAAGATCTGCGTGTCAGTCGCGCCTGTTGTCCTGGTCACAGTCACAGTGTACGTGCCAGACGTGTTCGTCACCGTAGTCGTGAGACCGAATGTCAGGCGACCATTGTCCGCATACGTCGCAGTGCCAGCGTACGACGCCACGAGTGTTCCCGCTGAACTGTAGACCTTCGCTGTGACGGTCGCGCCAGTGATGTCGATGCCTGTGCCATTCGCGTCAGTGACCTGGACATCGATGCTCGTGGCGGTGCCGACATTGACATCAAGTGGCTGATCAGCACCTAAACCATCAGCCAGGAGTTGATAAGGTCCGATGTGTACGCTGGTCGCAGCTGACACAGGCGTCAAAAGATCTGCGGAAATGTAATCTGTTCCGTTGTGAAGGAGAGCGCCAGAGAGCTCGGAAGCAGCTGCTGCTGAATCGACAATCGCGTGGACATTAGCATGGATGTGGAACGATGTCCCGACATCTGCAGGACGATTGTCGACCGTTGTCTTTAGTGTTCGTGCTCCAAACGTAGATGCTGTTACGTGCGATGTGTATGGTTCATCCCAGACCGCTGCGGCTGTCTGCGCTGCCGTCAAGCCACCACTTGAAAGTGTAACGGTCAAGACTGCTCCATTCGTACCAGAGGCACCACGCACCACGATCGTGACATCAGATGCACCAGCGGCAAATGCGGCATCGGGAACGTCCAAACGATACACGCCCGGCACGAGGCTCGACGATATCTCTGCAAAGCCACCAGATGTCCACGCGCCTGTTGCTGTCTGCGTTACCAGCGTAATAGCCACCGGAGCGGACTGATTCCTGACGTAGTAGGCCGCTAGACCAGATGTTGCAAACGTTAGGCCTGTAGCACCGAGGTAGAGTTCAATGCTTTGTGATGTGCTTGCAGGTGCGATTGTTATCGCTGATGCGTTGCGCTCTGCTGGCACATAAGGCCCAACAGTGTTGATTAGATTGTAGGTTACTGCTCCAGCGTCAGGATTCGCTGGCCACGTCACACCATATAGGTCAGCGAGTGGTGCGCCGCTTGTATTTCCAAACCCTGCATTTGGACTAACAAGCATACGGCCAAGGAACGCTTGTGGAGACAATCCAACAAGGTATGAGTACCCGTAGTCAAGTCCTAATGCTCCAGTGGTTACAGTATTAGCTCCTGCCGATGGGCCACTTCGTAAAGTACCGCTATATAAGATGCGGTTGTAGTCTTCAACGATTCCGCCACCCGGTGAAGAATCCAAAGCAGCACTAGCACCACGTCCAGCAATGATGCAGTTTCGCACCGTTACGCATCCAGTAGATGTCGGTCTCGCGTAAACTCCAAAGTTAAAATATCCAGCAAATGTACAGTTGTATACATTCGCATTACAACCAGTTGTAGCGGAAAGTATGGCAAACCCATTCGACAACATCGGCATAACGACGTTGTCAAAAAATGAAACTTGAGCATTATTTGTTAAAGCGAAATTGTTTCCACCAGCCGTCCCCCCACTGGTTGTAACAAGACAATGTTCTATACAGTTTGAAATTGTAACGTTTCCATTTACTGCCAAGTCTACCCAAGGTTGTGCGCCAGCAGGCATTATCGCAAGTTGACACTGTGTAATCGTTAGGTTGTTACTTGATCCACTAAAAGTAATAGTGCCTTCGATGCATAGTTTTTTGATTGTTGTGTATGTCTTACTTACTCCAGTAATCGCGCTGGCTGTTGAATATGCCCCTGTGTCCGATGCCATATTGGTAAGGCGGACAATGCCCGGAGTGATACCGCTAAACTGTTGGCAGGTCGGGTCACCCTCAATCACTAAGGTATTAGTTACCGATGGGGTTATATTGATGGTTACGGTTTCACGATAGATACCGGGAGCGATATAAATCGTATTTACACCAGCACCTAACGTGGCGTTAGTCAAAGCGTACTGCACTGTCTGCCACGCTTGACCAGCGGCTTGACCAGTGCCTGCGTTAGCATTCGACCCATCTGGTCTCACATAGTAATTAGGCATTAGAGAGCTGCTCCGGTAGTGATTTGCACAGCCATATAATACGAAAACTGACTAACAAAAGGCTGTTGAAATTCTTGAGGTTGACGCACCCACCACTGATTGATTGATGTTCCAGTAATTGAACCATCAGGATGTGTCACATTGAATGTGCCTACCTTGACATTGTCATTGTCATAGATATCACCAGTCACAATCCAGTCAAGACCATCTGGAGTTTGTACGGCCATAAAGTCTCGAAAGTTGATACCGTTCATTTGCCCACCTTCAGCGCATTGATTCCCGTACCCTTGAACGGCATCGTGAGGAACGCCAGCACCGAACTAACCGCAGCGGAGACACCCGCCGCTACCGCCTTGCTTCCGTACAGTGCCATCACTGCGCCCAGCTCGCTGATGTCGTGTGCTTCGGATGTGCGGACTCCATCGCCGAAAACGGAAGTGAAAGCAGCTACGAAAGCCACGATCACAACGACCACTAAACGTTTGATTGATATAGAGTTCATCTGTTTATGACTGCCTCCAACGCTGACACCTTGTTCTCGAGTTTACCGAGTCGTTGCTCGATGCGGCGCACTTCCTGCTGCTGGCCATCAAGCGTCGAGATGATGTGTGCTA